ACAATGATGATTGCCAAACAAGCAATTCCAATTATTTCTGTGTGCATCGTTCTTTCATTAGTTTCACCACCCTCAACACTTCACGGACGGAGATGTCGGTCTTTCTATGGATTGCCCTTGCAGACATCCCTGAACACCACATCTTGAATAGTTCCTTTTCATAGAAGTATGCTGATTCGGTTACTTGGTTTATTTTGTTGATTCGTTCAAGTTCAATTGTTTCTTCTTCCTCTCTCTCAAGGAGTAGGTCAGGTTCTTCAGCGAAGTCAAGCTCATAGACATCGTACTGGTCATAAATGCGAGAGTTGCCGAAGGGATGCCGGTTGCCGTTGATAGCCAAATAAAGGAGACGGATTGACCAAAACTGGATGTATCCGTCCCTGTATATTTTCTCAATTTGCTCATCAGGTTTCTCAAGTAAAGTCAAAAAGTAAAATTGATACAACTCCCTTGCCAACTCTCTATCTTTGGCGATATTCCTCGTTGCTTGGGTTAGCCAATCAGCTTTGGAAAGTTCCAATATGATGTCGGCTTTGTTCAAATTTTCTTTTCAATACTACAAATATAACCATCTTTTTCGTATTTTTTCTTACACCTCAACAACTCCTCCTCCGTCTTGTAGATGGAGATGCTCTGCGTGAGTCCTTTCTTGCAAGTAATCACCCAATAGGGCAAGTGCTTTCGTATAATGTTGACTGGTGATTCGGTCATATTGGATTAGGTCGGTGTAAACATTGGCGGAGTTAATGATGGATGAGTGATCCCGATGAAGGATGTTGCCAACCCCAGCGAAGGTCATCTTCAAATGCTTCCTACATAAATAGCAAAACAAGTGCCGTGCATAGGAGATGTGTTGTCTGCGGTTGTGAGAAACGATTTGGTCAGGTGTGACATCGTAAACTTGACAAGCCACTCGCATTGCATCCGTCCAGTCCGCTTCTATGTCGTTAATGTCGCAGCGTGGACGGAGTATTTCATTCTTCAATCGCTTGACCTCTTGTGCGTGTGATGTGTGCAGTTGCTGAATGGTCAAACGCAATCTGCGAATCTCTTGCTTTAGGTTGTGGGTTTCTTGGTATTGGTTCATAGGTCGTTGATAATTTGAAATAGTTGATGAGCGATTTGTGGGACTATGGCATTGCCGTATCCTTTGATTGATTCTGCTCTCCACTTTGAAAAGGTAATTCCGTCCAGTTGTGTGGGAAGCCCATCATCTCCGCCACAAACCGGGGATTGAGATGGGAAGTTCCTCCACCCACTTTGTGTGCTATCTGCTCCGCTAAATTGCTGTTCTCTGCGTTCACTTTGTTGTGGCGTTTCAAACTGTCCATTGTCATACCTGATCTCAGTCCGTCCGATGCACTCGGAGTCAGTAGGAATCTGCTCAATGTCATTGAATGCATACTCCCCTCTTTCACTTGTGTTGATTTCATCGTTGCTGTTGCGTTTGTTGAGTCCATCACAGTTGGTGTTGGTAGCATTCCATTGATTAGAGCTTGTGGTAAACTCATTTGTAGATTGATTCCCTTTTCCTTCCACAATTCCTTTCTCGCTTCGTATTTCTCTTGACTCTGTCCTGCTTTGAAATCCCTCGCATTTGGTGTTGGCAACATTCCCGATGATGCCATTTGTGTCAAATGAATCCCGTATTTCACCCCCGTCTTGTGTGATCGGTTTTCCCCGTTCGTCAATTGTCTTTGTTGACCCATATCGTATGTCTTTACGGTTGGCAATAAACCAACATCGATCTCTTCGGTGTGGTGCGTTTTTGGCTGCAGCTGGAATAATAAACGGCTGAACTTCGTACCCTTCAGCTTCCAAGTCAAGGCACACCTGCTGGAATACCAATCCGCCATCAATATTCGTGATACCAAAGACATTTTCAGCGATGACGAATCTCGGTTTAATTTCTTGAATTGCTCGTAGCATTTCGCCCCACAAGTAGCGTTCATCATCCGTGCCTTTTCTTTTCCCGGCAAGTGAGAATGGTTGGCAGGGGAATCCCCCTGTGAGAATATCAATTGTGTTTGCATATTTTGTGAAATCAGTTTTACATATATCAATGTGACTATCCGCATTTGGAAAGTGATAGTCCAATACTTTTCGTGGGAATTCCATCCATTCACAATGGAATACATTCTCCCATCCCATCCATTCGGCAGCAAGGTCAAACCCTCCTATTCCGCTAAACAATGAACCGTGCCTCATAACTTCTCCTCGTACATTGTCCGACTTCCTGTGAAGGTTGTGGGGATGGTGCAACACTCTCCGTTGCGATTCTTTGCGATAATCAACTCTGCATCTTCAACTTCAGGTTTCTCTTGCTCATAGTAACTTGGTCGGAATGGGAACATCACGATGTCGGCATCTTGCTCAATTGCACCTGACTCCCTCAAGTCACTCAATAAAGGTCGTTTATCTGCTCTCTCTTCGCTTTTTCGTGATAATTGGGCAAGGACTATCACCGTCATTTTTAACTCCTTTGCAAGTAGTTTCAAACCTCTTGAGATTTCTGCAATCTCTTGTTCACGATTTGCTTTTGTTCCTTTCACTAACTGGATGTAATCAATCACCAATAGGTCAAGTCCTTTGCGTGATTTGTGCAACTTCGCCTTCGCTTTGATTTGTGCGATGGATGTGTCAACATCATCGTCAATGTAGAACTCAATAGTTTGGTTGTTTGCAGAGTTGATGACTTTGTCAATTTCTATTTGTTGCAATCTGCCGTTGCGTATCTTCCAATTTTCTATGTCACCAATCAATGAAATATATCGTTTGGCAAGTTGGTCATTGCTCATCTCAAGAGACAAGAACAAAGCTTTGTAATTGTACTTTGCAAAATCCTTTGTGAGTGTGAGAGCGATTGCAGTTTTTCCCATACCCGGTCTCCCAGCGATGACAATCAAATCCCCTTCGTTGTATCCACCAATGTACTTGTCAAGATAACGCCATCCAGTTTGTTTGCCTGTCAACGCACCACCGTTCAAACTATTGTCCACGATGTGATCCACAACCTTGTTTGTCACCTTCACAATGGACTCCGGTTCTTTGTGCGTTGAGAATGTGGTCTCTTCCAAAATGCTTTGAATGTCCTTGACCATATCAGGCAACTCGTTTGATAAGTCCAAATGGGTTAACCTATCAACTAAATTCCGTTTAATGTAGTTGTATTCCAAAGTCAGTAAGTGTGTACGCAAATCAATGTCACTTGCATTTTGTTGTAGCGTGATGACATCAATCAATTCCTTGCGTTCAAAATGCGGAATCAATGTGAGATAGTCAATCGCTTCGTTGTTCAAATACATCTGCGTAATTACACCAACGATTTTCTTGCACAAAGTATCTTCAAACCAATTCATATTGATTCGTGGCAAGTAATGACGCTTATCGTTGTGGTAAAGGATGTTGCTAATTATTAATCGTTCGTTGCTCATAGTGTTGCAAGTTTAGGTTTGTTTGTTGTGACTTTCAAATTATTTGTTTTCCAAGTCCTAACGGATGCTTTCCAGTCCTTCATCTTGACTTTGCCGACCATCCATCCGTTTGCTTCGTAATGGTTTAACCAGTTCTCTGCGATGTCGTTCATCCCTTGTTCGCTCATATACTCTTTGAGTTGTTCAATGGTGGGTTTGACAAAACCTTTTTTATTTGTAGCATTATCATTATCATTATCATTCTCATTACCATTAACATTGTCAGCTTTTTTGGGTTCTTGAAAAAAGGGTTGGGTTATTTGGGTTTCGGTGGGTTTTGATGGTCTGCCACCTTTAGCACCGTTAAGCCGTTGTTTGTCAATGTAATCGTCATACTTCCGCAAATCTCTTTTGAGTTGCAACTTGATTGGTTCAAATGCAATCTCCAATAACAAATCCGAAGCAATGGGATCTTCATCGTTCACATAAGCGAAGATGTGTTTGATTAATTTACCAGCGATTTCGTCAGGTAACTTGTTGAATAGACCTTGTTGGTCACAATACAGGATGAATGATTTTTTATCTTTAGCCATAAAAAAAGCCCAATCGTACCGTTTCGGGGGAAGCGAAACAAGTACAAAAGGGCAAATATCTTTTAACAATCGGCAACTTCCCCTTGCCTGTTAAGTATACAAATATAGCGAAACTATATTTTGTAACCAAGTTCTTCCTTGACTTTCGCTTGATGTTTTTGTCGTGCCTCGTACAACTCACCTCGCAGATGTGGATAGTCCTCTTGAATCTTTTGTCTTGTTCTGCGGATTGATTCAGGTGAATGCAATCTCCCCGATTCAAACCGATGAAAGAAGTTGAAGATGTTGGATTGTTGCTTCCAAATTGTAGACATCAGCAAGTTGTCATTGTCTCGGAGTGCTGGTTGTTCTTCCAACAACCGATGCACAATTAATTTGATTTGATTCATAGTTTGTATTGCTTTTTAATGCGTGAATAAAGATACCGTGCTTTCCACTCGCTACACCCCATACGCTCTGCGATTAATCTCCAGCAATGGTGATAGTCCTCACGAAGGATGGCGATTGCCCACATCAGGTTGTATGTGCTTGGTTTATTGCTCATTGATAAACTTTGCGTAATCGTGTGCATCCTGTTCGCTCTCAAAGGTGGCAAGTAACTCACCGGCAAAGTACACACGCCACTTGGTGATAAAGTTAATTGTTGCCTTGACCACCTTTGCTTTTAACATTGCTCTTGTCCTTTAGATTGTTATACTGGTTCTCCCAAGTCCTCGCCTTGTCCTCAAGCTCTTGCTTGGTTTTCTCGTGACTCATTTTTGCCAAGTTCAATTGGTTGGTGGCAGTTTGCAAGTCAATGCGATTCTGCCAAAG